TTTAAAACGACCTTAAATTAAACACTAATTTCTCAGGATAACCAACTGTGTAGTCGTATGCTTCGACTTCTTCAACAGTATGCAATACCTTGACAGCAGCGATATGCTGTTGCGTTACATTGTAGCAGTCAAGAGCGTACAGTTCTAGCGAATTAAGCATACCAATAGCTAATGAAACAGGTATCGTAAACTGCATTCCGGAGAACCAAAGGTTTGTCACCTCCCTTCCTGCTTCCTTTTCAATTCCAATCGAGTTCATTAGCCCTACGCGTGTGGATTTATCAAGCCACATCAAGTTCCCTTCCATCATGAAGGAATTGACCGCATCGGATGTGTCATAGTTATTGATCCGAGCTATCTTGGAGGATATCGCCCTTTCAAGTAGTTCCTCCGGTGTCGGGTCAGGGGACACGTATTCTTCATATCCTGCTTCCAGATACTGCTCATGCGTAGGATTGATCACCTGCATGTCACCAATGACGATCCGCCTGCCGGCGAATACTTTCTGTCCATTTTCGATCTTAAAATACTGTTTCATTACTCTATCGATTTAAACCATTCGTCTATTTCTGCATTACTCATTTCTTTATCAAAAAAATCCATATTATGGATTACTCCTTTCCAGTATAATCCTATGGGAGTACCTGTCGTTTTTGTCCGACATGCTCCCAGGATCAACGTGCTGTCGAGATATGGAACACTTGCACCGTAAAAGCTGGAAGAATAGATCGCACCCCCTTTCATACATCTGTATCCGGAAAATCTAACTCCGCTAGCATCTGTAAAAAGCCGAACAGCCAATGAGCATCTGGTATTATAAATATCAGAAACGACTTCAAACTGTCTACTTCCCGAATAAATATAAATTCCGTTTCCCAGGCTGCTGTTATACGCACTATACGGTTGATAAATACCAAAGCCCTCATCCCTGTCAGGTCCAAACGAAAAGATGGCTCTCCATTGACCGAGAGCATTGTCATTATTCGAATGACTGGTTAATGAGAGAAGCACCGTAGAAAAATCATACTCATTCAGGTTGATTCCCGTATCAAAGTAATTAGTCCCGTCAAAAACAAGATTATGAATACCGCCACCCTGCTGTGCCGCCATCAGCCCTCTTCTAATCCCGCTCATTGTACACCTCCTATCACCGCTATATTATTAAGTACTGACACCTGATAGGTCTTATTCGCCTCTATGGTCGGTTCATTGATCCATTTGACCGTAGAGGGCATTACGAGTGTAACGGGAGTACTGCCACATGTAAATTGAAAGATTCCCTCATTACCTTCAGCCAGACCGATATACACACTTAGCCGAGTGCAGTTTGTTACAACATGTAACATATTCATCCTTAAAGCCAATGAAGCATTTCCATTTGAATCGCCTACGACATTGTCTATTTGCCTGTATGAGGAATATATGGCCCCATCACTTGTTGATACTGTCAAAGAAGATGATACGACATACTCTTGAATGACCATCATGGACGTTTCGCCATCCCCTGCGAACATACTAACAATCACATCCCCGTTTGATTGTACGTACATATTCACAGGAACGCCAAAATAACAATTATTATTTATTGCCTCTATAAGGCTGTCATACTGAGCCTGTGTACAACTTCCCGATTCGGCAGCATTCGCGATCCATTGCAGATCGTAAAATTTCACATTTCCCGTACCTGCATCCACTTCGGACCATGCTCCGTTCTTCCTGCCGTATTGCTTATTGTCCGAGGGAGCATCCGGAAAGTTATTCGCGTTAGCCTGAATTCCCGCCAGCTTGTTCTTTTCTGCCTGCGAGTAAGCTACATAGCCTTGCAGGGCGACATACAGATTTTGAGCTTCCGTCTTTCCCAGCTTCTGAGAGATTGCATTGTCGATAGCCGTCACTGCTTCCTGGTTGTTCACAATCGCGTCAGCAAGCTCTCCGAGCGTATCAAGTATCTCCGGTGCCGATCCGATAAGGGCGGCTATCTTCTCATCGGCATATCCTTTAGCCGTCGAAAGGTAATTTGTGATCAGGCTACGAATGTAGGGGTGAGCCGTCTCTGATGAGTTATGAGCCCCGATTTGCGCCGATACGTCCGGCGTTGGAATCTTGTCGATTTCCTCGTCCACATACGTCTTGCTTGCATAGTTGCTGTCGTTCGTCAGCTGGCTTACCTTTGTCGGGATCGTCGGTTTATTCAGGATGGCACCTTTCCCGCTGGCAGCATTCCAGTCCGGCTGTACCTGTTCGGGAATGGTGGGTGCTGTGTATTCCACGAAGGAGCCTTCCGTACTGTTATTACCGGTAGGAACGAAAAGATACTTCTTCCCCGATACCAGTCCGCTGCCGGATGCGGATACATTGCCTGATCCTTCGCCCGGAAGCCCTTTGTCGCCACGCGGGATGGTCAGTGAGAGCAGGTATTTCGGATTGCCCGATGTCGTCGTTCCGTTGGCCGTCAGCGTAGCGGATGCCTGCGTGCCCGGATTGCCGGTGGTAGTACTACCTATTTCCAGCACAGGAGTTTTTCCGGTATCTCCCTTGTCACCTTGGGGAAGGACCAGATTGATCTTGTATTTCGGATTGCCGGAAGTATCGGTGCCGTCAGCTGTGACGGTAGCAGAGGCGGATTCCCCCTTCGTGACCGTTCCGATCCCAAAGACAGGTGTCTTGCCGGCATCTCCCTTGTCACCTTTGGGAAGGACCAGGTTGATTTTGTATTTCGGATTGCCGGAGGCATCGGTACCGTCAGCAGTGACGGTAGCAGAGGCGGAAGTGCCCTGACTGACCGTTCCGATTACGAATACAGGTGTTTTACCGTTGTCTCCCGCATCCCCTTTAGGGAGGGTCAGATTGATCTTGTATTTCGGATTTCCGGAAGTATCGGTGCCGTCGGCTGTAACGGTAGCGGAGGCGGAAGATCCCTGACTGACCGTACCGATAGCAAAGGAAGGCGTCTTGCCGTCCTCTACGTTTTCAGCAGCTGTATTGGCTTTGCTTGCAGCGTCTGTAGCCGACTTGACCGCAGCGGCCGTATCCGTCTGGCGTTTCTTTTCCGCTTCTACACGCAGGGCTTCAGCCGCCGTTATGCTTGTATTTGTATTTTCCAGTTCTGCGATCATGTCCTGTGCAGGCTGCTGTAACTCCGCTATATCCGCTTCGGTCAGGTCACTGAAATGGAGTTTCAGCGAGTCTTTCTGTGCTTCGGTAAGATCGTCAAAGGTCAGGGAGATGGATTCGTAGTTGACCAGCAGCTTCCATGCCGTTTCAGTCGTATACTTCCATTCAATGCCCAGGTCACCCTTGCGGAACTCAGGTGTCTTTCCGGCAGCTACAACTCCGGTGTTTACCGTACCTATCCACCAGACATTGTCTTTAATGGACGGAGTCACATCATTCCTGACAGCCGTCTTAAACAAGGCAACCGTCATCTTACCGCCTATCCCTGAGCTTTGCACAAGCAGAATGTTATCAAGTTCCGATACGGTTGATACACTCTGAAAGTCTTTTATGTCTTTATTCTCCATAATCCTGTTTTTTAAGTTTGCGCCCTCGCTATCTTCACAGACCGCTACGGCTTTTTATTATGATCAAAAAGTGTTTTTAATATTGCCTATAATTAGATATTGTGTACTTATGATTCGATGAATCATAAGTATATGGACATGTCAGATACCACCTTGTCAGATTATACGTAGTCGGAAGTCCGGTTACCGCGTCTATACCCTGTATCACCACCGGGATGCCTACAGCGCTCAGAAGAACTCCTTTGGGAAGATGAATCGTTGAATAGCCTGATCCACCCATCATTCCCATGAGAAAATCGATGCCATCTGCCGCGTCGGAAGCGTCATTGTATATCCTGACGGTCCGTCCGTTATATTGATCACTGGTCAGGGCAAAAGAAATATCCTCCAAGGCTGCCTTGCTTTTGATAATCCAGCTGAAGGATATCCCATTTCTTAACTCATCAAGTGAGGAGTACGACTCGAACGGCTCACTGATAGAGCCGCGCACCTTTACCTTGTTGAACTCAGCATCGCCTGTATTCCCGTTCATCATTATGTTAGGCACAAAGTCTGAAAATCTGTTTTCCGGAACATCCTTGATATCAATGTCCACCCCATCCAGTCTCCCCTTACGTGAAATCATGGTCAGATCCTTGTACATGAATCCCGCTATGTTAGCTCCGTCAATCAGTGCGGTATCCATCGCAACGAACTTGAACTTGCTGGCCGGTTCCCAGTTCGCGTCACCGGTAGAAGATGTAGGAGGTACGGTGATAGCAGATCCGTGACGTTTGACCTGAAATGTGAATACGCCTCCGTCTATCTCATAATTGATAATGTCACGGGTAGTATTCGTATAGGTGTATTCCGTACCGGCGGTGAAGAATCCGCAATAAACGGGCATGGCACCCGTTGCTCCGGTATCCCCCTTCTCTCCATCTGACAGGACGCTTACGGAAGTGCTCAGCAGGTAATTATCAAACGAGGAGGAAGAGGCTTCGTAGGTACGTATCACGAAGTACTTATAGGGATATTGGGCAACATTTACCGACACAGTTGACACCTTTGTTATACTTCCGATCTTCGTCCAGGCACCACCGTCCTGACTTCCGTATACTCCGATATAAGCATCCACCGCATTCCCCTCAGCATCCTTGTGAGATACCGTAAAAGTTTCCGGCTCATAACTTCCTGTCGATGTACGGCCGATCTGGGATACAGACGCGACTAACTGATACGCCGACTGACCGTCTTTTGCGAGATTCATGAATAAACGGTAATTAGTGTAAGATCCCCAGATTCCGTTACTAACGTTGAATCTACGCACGCAGGTATATTCATAAGGGTACGCTTCCGACACTCCGGAAGGATTATCCGTCCACCATTTCGTATCTTGCCAGTACTGGGTATTGTCCGGTGATATGCCGGAGGCGGATGCCGCTATCAGGACTTTATAGACACCGTTATATTTGACCACGTCGCCTTTCGTATACATTTGAGAAGCATTATAGCCATAAGCGTCTCCTATATAATCGTCCGCAAAAGAGTCCGAACGAGGCATTTCCACCGTCATTTCCGATGCAGAAAGCAGGTATATCTGTTCTTCACCGGGAAAGTCTGTAGGAAATACCACAGGATCACTCCATACGGGAAGGGAATCCGTATTCGGGTCAATGACCGCGCTGCTGAGATAGCATACCTTCTGCGGAATGATACGGTAATTCATCTGCCCTTCCGCATAGGAGGAGCTTGCGGCCGCATAAGCCAGCTCTATATAATGACTTCCCGCAGACGGAGCTATCACTTCGATAGACGTATATTGATATCCTCCTCCGATCCACAGCGTGTCTTCGCTGTTATACGAGCTGGTATAAGGCGTATCCAGCTTCATGACTACCGCATACCTGAGAGATCTTGAAGTGTAACAGTTTACCTGCAGTTTAAATGACTGTCCCTTTTCGGCAGCGACAAAAGAGATCCTTTGCAGATAGGTTTTGTTCCATACCGTTGACGTACCGGTAGTATAGTACAGGTCAGAGAGATAAAAGTCACCCGAATGGGTGAGATCCGGCTCTTTCACATCAGGATCGAGGGACCATCCTTCGGGAGAAATACCGGAAGGCTTATCGGGCTTTCCGTTGCTGTATTTATACCGGAGCTCGGTGTATTTTCCGTTCTTTCCGTTTAATCCATCCTCACCCTTTGCCTTGATGCCGGTATCTATATACTTTCCCTGATCAGCGTCCCATACCCACCAGGTTCCATTTTCAATCTTTGGAGAATGCCCGTCATCCCCCTTTGCAGAATCGCCGGAATCTACGTACTTTCCCTGATCGTCGTCCCACACCATCCATGTACCGCTTTCGGATATGTAGGGACTGTGACCGTCGCTTCCGTCGGTTCCATCCTCACCATCCCTGACAACGTAGATGGTTTCCTGATCTACCATTACGACAGATCCAGCCTCGCGGTACAGTCTGAACTGGATCTTTCTCGTTATTTCGGAGACGGATATATTGGTGTCGGGGGAATAGCTTCCAACCGATCCCGAATCTATTATATAATCCAGCGAATAACCGAACGGCAGGGAAGAGACGACTGTGGAAGCCCCGTCAGTCTTAAGAACACGGCAGGAGATATTAGCCACGTCGCTGTTACCCGCACTGTCCTTCTTGATAACGTTCACTGACGGCTGAAGGGCATAGATAAGTGCATTCTCGCCATTCGCTCCCGGCCTTATCTTGTTGATTGACAGAATGCCCGAACGTTCGTACTGAATGCCGTTATGAGTTGCTTTCCCGGTTATCTGAATACGGATCGTATCGGTCACGGAAGCGGCAATGGCAGTGACGGTTACCTTTCCGGTATCCTTGTTTGCGGAAGCGGTGACACCCGGTACACCTATGAAGGTAAGGGAATCAAGAGGAAGAAGAGTAGTGCCGTAGTGCATTAAAAAAGAGGCGGCAAGAGGCAGACCGGAGGTTACCGCTCCGGATGCGTCGCAAGCGACCGACTGCATTTCATCTTCCAGATCGGCCGTAATACTTCCTTCACCGTCAACGCCATTACGGACGACGACTACGGAGAACCGCTTGTCAAAGACGGCATTTCCCTCGCAGTTGATCTTCAGGTCAACGTAGCACTCTTCGTAATTGGTCACTTCCGTAATCGTGAGAATACCGGCGGATATATAAGCCTTGCAGCCTGTAGCGGATATGACGACAACATACCTGTCCTTGTCCACCGAATCGGAAAAAAGGAGTTCCGTCTCCCCTTTAAACGCCTGTATGCGGGTGGAAAGATTATAGATGGATGTGACTACATTCTCGTCACCGGAGATGACGTTCAGATCGCCTGACACGACGTTCAGTTCCTCGTATAATGAAGTCAGGTTACCCTGGTTATCCAGCTTGACTACACGCTCGTAGGAAGACAGGGAAACGCTGTATGCCGACTTGCCCTGCAGTTCCTCTATCTGGGAGGGAGTGAACTGGATGTTGGGCCCCGTCAGGTAGGTATTCTCCTGAAAGGTACCATGTCCGTGCATCACAAAACCGCCGATTGTCAGGCCTTCCAGTAGCCCGTCCTGCATCGAGATGTTCCTTGTAGGATCGATCACCCAGGTATCGACATTTTTCAGACGACGGGTATAGTAACGGGTCTCGTAAGTCATTGCCTGACGGTCCGGGTCGGTGAAGTTGCCATAGGCGTAGAAGTTCATTCCCGCCATCGGATGGATGGTGGTTCCCGGCTGTAGGGTATAGCGGAATCTCATCGATCCCGACTCGTTCACAAGTATCTCGGATGGTGTGAAATAGCTGGTGGCAAAACCGGCATAGTTCAAAAATCCGTTCGCATCTACACTGTCAGAGGTATTATTCCCGCCGGAAAGACTGTGGAAGACGCCACGACAGATATCATTTACCTTCGAGGTACCCAGCTGGTCTTCCAGCAGATCGAGTTCAATGATCCGGTTAGCTGTATCCACACTTCGTACCGTTCCGAAGGCAAAGGTGTTCGCCTTGTCTCCGGAAATGACGTCAATGCAGTTGAAGGTAATCTTGGGAGTAACCATTTCTTCCCGGAAGATGGCCTTGTCCACTTCAAGTACTGTTTTGCCTGTCTTCTCGTCAACGGTGACCGCACCTCCCGAACCACCGATCATACCGGTGACGAAATGACCGAACCGTACTCCTTTCCGGAAGATGGATACCGCCTCGGATATGATGCCTTTTATAAAGGTGATCAGGCCGGAGGCTGTATCGTCATTCTTTCTGCTAAGAGCACGGGTGGATATCTCCGCCAGGGCACGCAGGGCTGAAAACACGTTGTAGTCGGAAGGCTTTTCCGGATCACCCGTCTTGAGGACACGCAGGTTATCCTGCATCATCTGTTTTTCCAGCACATACTGCAGGTTATCCAGCGAAGAATTTACGGATGATCTCCAGGAGCTGCTGACAGCTGCAGAGCAGCTAACCGATGCCTCGGAGAGATTCGTGATCTTCCTTTCTACACGCGTGATGCGGGTATCAAGATATCCTTCCGTAAAATACTGCTCATCCTCCAGTCTTACTCTTTGTCCCAGCAGCAGAGGTACTTTGTTTTTATCTACATAGATATAATCCGTATCGGAGGAATAGATCGAGATGTCACGGCTGTATTCTTCCAGATAATTTCTCACAGCCTGTTCCAGCTGCTGCTCGGCTATCGGATAATACTCATCCGGCATGCGGATATTGGTCAGTATATAGGTATCGCCCGCCTTTGGAATGAGATTCCCTCCCGGTATCTGAGTGTCCTCGTCCGGATAGGTATTGATGATCTCAAACTCTTTTGTATCGTTATGCCAGTTACATTCGAATTCCCGCCCGGAAAGATCACCGCTTTCAAAAGTGATGAGTATCACCTTTCCACCGATCATATAATCGTCCGGATTGAAGGGCAGATCGTTATCCTTGACGTGGTATACAGTGTAATCTCCTGTCTCCTCGTTTGTCTTTTCTTCAGAACGGACAGAAGATACGGTACCCAGCCGGTGTGGAAAGATATCACTGAAGGCGCTTTCTTCTCTGTGCTCTTTCAGTCCCAACTGAGTATTAAGATCTATGTACGTAGCACGGGAAGGCAGCTGCAGATGTGTAAATCCGTACTTCGACGGATCGATATTCTTCGTGCTGCCAACGGGTATCAGGCGGGTAAACCACTTGATGGAATCCGAGTTCTCGCTTTGTGTAAGACCGGTCTTGAGACCCTTCATGTAACCGAGCGTGACACGTTCACCCCGCTCACATTTGCTCAGGTTCAGATACTCTCCGTCCAGCCACCATTCCGTTTCAAATGCCTGAGCGATTTCAGCGGCGGCATCCCAGCAATACAGACCGTTAAAGTTGATCGTCTGCCGGTTGGCGGTAATGGCTTCACCGACTCTCCATGTCACACCGTCGGTATTCCGGTTCATGTTGTCCACCAGCTTCTGGAGGTACTCCATCGGTGTACCGTCGTAGGCAAATACGGATTCCAAGTCGTCACTCCCCTGGTTGAGCCGACAGAAGAGCAGGTCCTGCATGTCATGCTCGCGACCATAGAAGCTGATGTTATAGGTATATTTCTGTGTGTTGGTCTTTTTCGGGCGGTACTCCTTTTTAACAGAGAACCGTTTGCCGCCTACTTCGATGTAATCACCCACTGACAGGACAAAGAACTCCCAGGTGGTAAAGTTGACACTCACCACGAATTCGGAAGCCACCTCTTCTGACCATCGGGATGAAGAATCCGGGCTTACCTTCTTTTTAAAGTTTCCTTCTCTATCGTAGATGACAAGTTCCATTTACAGGCAATTTAAATCGTTTTTAATCTTCATTTGAAAAAGGTTTCGGTTCGCGCAGCGTTACCGTAAATCCGGCGATTTGCTGACCGGTATTTTTAAGTATTGTGAGCTGGCTGTACTTGGTATATTCCTTCATATAGACCTTCATGACCCTGTCAATTTCCGGAAGTCTTATAGTCAGCCATCCCGACTTTAGTAAAGCCATTACGGCATTATAGTATCCGAACCACCCGGTTCTTGTATCTGCCACGATAGCCATCTTCAAGGTAAGATCCCGCGCCTCGTATCGGGGAAGCAATGTTTCGGGCAATTCCTCCCCATCAAGTTCACGATAGCTGACGGAGGTATACTCCTTCATCTTGGGCGGTTTCATCAGGGAGTCATAATTGGTATGATCGCCCGCGTTTTCCTCCCAGAGAAAACAGCCGTATGTGGCCATATCGATATCGTTGATATAAAAGAGTCCTTCTTCTACTTTCATAATCCTATCCTTTCATTTTTACACCACGACGCAGGTCCATGATGCCTTCGTCTATCGTTTCAAGATGCTTGAGATACTCCGAGTTCTCCGCTATCCGGCTGATCGCTGTTGCCATCATCTCAAGAGTAGAGGAGATCAGGTTGTCGATATTGATCACATGATCGAGCATGGCATTACCGATTCCTTCCAGCCTGCCGGCGGTCTCCTCCGTCATCGAGGTAATGGTTCCGGCCCTTCCTTCCTGCGTGGAGGAAGAGGAGGAAGTCCATCCGAATATATCTTTCAGAGCATCACGCTCGCCAAGCGCATCCTCGACAATCTTGTTCCATTCTTCTTGCAGTTCCTTATACTCGTCGGTATTTATCCCACCTTCCTTGTTGTAGTCTGCGAACTTATCGTACCAATCCTGCAGACGCTTGTCGTAGGCATCCGTCAGGTTGGTCATCAGGATCGCCTTCTGCAGGTATGCACTAAAATCATCCGCGAAATCCTGGGAGTCACTCTCCATGTCAAGGAGCGTATCATAAAAGGCATCACGCATGCTGTCAAAGGATACCTGTGTCAGCTGCTCCTGTATCTGCTGCTGGATCTCCTCGATACGTTCCCCGCCTTCGATGATTGCATCCAGGTATTCCGCTACAGACTCATCCGCAGTGAGTTTTGCCCAGAAGTCGGGAGCCATTTCTTTCAGCCGTTCGAGCTGGTCAGCGGTCAGGCTGAAGATTTCATTCATCCGGTAACCGATATCATTCGGATCCCAGCCAATGGAGCGGGCAAATTCATCCCACTGATCCCATTCGTACTGGCTCATACTTTTGCGGATACGTACACCGATAGAATTGGAACCGGTAGATCCTCCCGAGTTCAACCGTTCCTTACCCAGCCGCTTGTAGGATTCAAGGCTTTTCTGGGCAAGATCAAGGGTTTCCTGACCAACCTTTGCCGCTTCCGATCCGTAAGCCATCTCAATATATTCTTTCTTTTTATCGATCAGCTCATCCCATATTTCGTTCAACTTGTTGTACTTGTCGACCATCTCGTTGTAGTCGGAGTAGTCAGCACCGCCAATATTAAACTTACCCAGGGTCAGCACATTGGCAAGGCCGCCCCACATTCTCGCAGCTGCATTACCCAAGGACTTTACAATGTCTCCGGCAAAATTGACCAATCCCTTCTCTGCTATCTGATCAAAAATAGCCAAAACAGCGGCTATGATTCCTCCAATTTTGCTACCGGACTCAGATAACACATCAACCAGAGACCCAACAGCACTACCAAAAGATGCCAGACTCATATCCGCATCTCCGAGCTGGTTCATTGCATCAGCGACGGTTGTCAGATTTTTAACAGCCTTATCCTTTGAGGTCTCCAGGTTCCCCTCCGTATTGCGGACCTTGGCTTCCGCCTTGTTCTTATTTGTGCGGGCAGTCTCAGATTCCGCGCTGTCTTCTCCGTATTTCCTTACCGCTTCGTCATAAGCCTTCTGCGCCTCGGTCAGTTCACCGACCGCTTCGGAGTAGTCGCGTATGGACTCGGTCAGGTTGCCGAACAATCCGCCTTTGTTGATGACCTCCTCGTCGATTTTACCAAGGGCTTCCTCGATAACCTTGATCTGTTCGGGAGTAGCGTTCTTTTTGAACTCCGGGCTGTTACGAAAAGAGACGATTTGTTTCTTTACTTTCTGGAGTTCCTGCTTAGTCACACGTTCCAAATTACCGAAGACAACATCCCAATTGATGACGTTCTTGAGCTCTGTAAAATCAAGAGCGGACAATGCTTCGTCACGCTGCTTGGCCAGCAGCTTCTTATCATCCTCACTGAGTCCCTCCTGGGAGGACTTCAGGGCATACTCCTTCATGATCGCAGTACGCTTCTGCTGATAGGTGCCGTATTCCTTGTTATATTCAATCCAGGACTTGAGATCCTTATCCTGAAACTCCTTGTCAATTGCGTAAAGATCCTTTGCGTATTGCTGATAGGCAACAAGACGCTGCTGCTGAGCATTCGTTTTTACCGCCTTTTTCTCTTCAGGAGTAGACTTGACACCACGCTTCTTCTCGGCTTCCTCCATCTTCTTGAGCGTATCACGCTCCTGCTTGTTGATCTCGGCAAGGGTTTCTTCCAGTTCCTGTTTGGCCAGTTTTTGTCTCTTTTCGATTCCGTCCTTCATGACGGAGGTGCGGGCGGCTTCCAGCTTCTGTTGTGCCTTTATACGTGCGTCGGCAAGTTCGTCCTGGTAGTCGCGGGCGGATTTGCCGGTATCCTTTTTTTCATAGTCATCGATACCGGCAGCTTTAAGCTTTTTCGCAGCTTCGATAAGTTTCTTGTTATATATAGACGTATAAGTTTCAGCATCCTCTTCCGCCGTTTTCTTGATCACCTCCTGATTCTTGATGCCTGCTTCCCATACGGTTTCCGCTCTGGACTGGTCCTTTTTCTGAGATAATGATCCGGGTACCCATTGGGGATCAAATAACAGGAAAGAGATCGCTTTGTCCTTCAAGTTTGGACCTTTCTCTTTCCTCTTGTCTATTTCAATCTGTGCCTTTAAAGCTTTCTCGGCTTCCTCGGACGCCAGTTTGAACGCGGCAGCAGCTTCCGCTCTCAAGGTCATGGCTTCAATAAAGGCTGCCGTGTTATCCACCAACAGGTTCTCAGCATCGTTTACATTATTAACGGCAACATCCAGCTTCTTGAACTCATCAGCATTATCCTTGATAAACTCTTTCTTTTCCTTAAGGTTGTCTCCCAGCTCATTCCATCTGTCTTGCAAAGAGCGGATGGTTATAATTTTTTTTGAAAGATCGGCGGCATCCATGCTTTCATTCACCTTCACCTGTGCATCGGCAAGATCTGTCAGCGTGTTTTTCCCTTTCACTATCTGAGAAAAGAAATTCCCGATCTCCTTTCCGTATACGACAGAAAGAGTGATTGCCGTAGCCATTGCCGTCTGCCAGGAGAACAGGGAGGAAAGCACCTGTTTCCATACAGGAGTTGCTTTCTTTCCTGCGGCAGTCAGAGCTTCGTATTCCTTTCGTGCCGATGCCAGTGCATCGGTAAACATGGGGATGTTGTTGGAGATAGCCAGGAAGAACATCTGCGGCCCCATAGCGAGGGCAGGCAGCTCACGGGCAATCTGCTGCATGCTCATCTTCACATTGTTGAGCTTGGGAGCAGGATCGTCACCTAAGATAGGCGTAGAACTTGTCTTTTTCTTCTGTGCCTCCAGCTCCTTTAGTTCAGCCTTTAACTGCTCAATGACACCAGTAAGAGCCTGGATTTCCGCCATCTGCGCATCGGAATTCGTGCCTGCGGACATCGCCTGCCTGAACTGATTCTGCAAATCTTTGAGCTGAGATTCCAGTTGCGCTATCACGGCCTGGGTATACTTGCCCATATCACCTAGGTTACCCTCCACCGAGCGCATCCCTTTGAGTGTCTTGTCATCAAGCAGTATTTCCAGTCTGACGGGTTCCATTTATCCTCCTAATCTTGTTTGAAAATATTCTGTAGTAAAAGTCTCCGGACGACGGTTCTTTTCCCTTTCGATAAGCTCCTCCTTTGAGATATACCGGCTGACATCCATGTTCATCACCAGCAGCTCCGCATAGCTGATCTTCCAGAGAATATAGTGTTTCGAACATCCGAACCGCTCCATCGACTGAGCGATGATACCGAGAATGCTATGTGGACCTTCATTACGACCCTTTAACTCATCCTCTCTTTGTGGCTTCCGATTGGTTCGAGCAGCTTTGCCGCTCTGGCTGCCAATGGAATAGTATTGCAAAAAGCCTGTACGTCTATGCCCGAGAGCAGCTGTATCAACGCTGCTGTAAGCATAGCAGGATGTACACGCCATCTAAGATACCAGGCAACGGGCTTTACAAACAACCATCCGGTGATCCATCCCGTGCAGATGGACAGGGCAACGATCTCGCTGACAACCTTTCCCTTCTCCGCGATAAACCTCAGACGGGCATCATACTCCATTTCCTTGATCTGTTCCGGGGTAACGCCCAGCTTCAGATAGCGAAGGGCGATCCGGATGATCGCTCCTGCCGGTGGACGGTGCATGACAAGATGCGAGTTGCGTTTCCGCTTGCCAAAAATCCTTCGGGGTATTACCGGTATGCGGATACCAACGTCAAGCAGCATTTCAGCTGCCTGGCGCTGTGTAGCTTTGTTATCCATTACGATCCCTGATCAGGCAGTTCACTTGCCGGCGGTACTTCACCGGGTGCAAAGATCTTGTAGGCAGGCTTGCCTTTACCCGCCTCCTGCATCTCCAGCTCGCACGAGATACCCAGTACATTGCTAAAGTTGATGCCGTTAGCAAAGTTGCAGGTAAGCAGCCCGTTATAGATGCGGATGGTATGTCCGGTGGTACATCCGATGTCAAACACACCCTGAACATCCTTGTCCTCGGTCGGAGGGGTATAGTTGCCCTGTCCATCAGCCGTTCCGCCCATGACCTGCACCATGTTTTCGGCCAGCAGCTCAATCAGGGTAAACGTCCACATCTTGGTTCCGGGAGTACCCTTGATCACGGCAAACGGCGCATTGCGTTTCTGTGCCGCCCAGATACGGTTCTTGGTTGGGGAATCTCCGCCCGGCTGCATGCCGTCCTCGGAAATCAGACCAAGTGCCGATCCGTTATATTTAAGCGAGCTTACTCCATAGATAGCTCCAGTATTCTCCATATCAATCTGATTTTAAATTGTTCTTTAATTTGCTTTTAAGCCACCTGGTTCCTATTAAAAGGAGCAGGCATGCAAGGCATACTCCTATGACCTTTATCTTTGCCCGCTCCCAAAAGGAGGGTGATGGTGTTATTTCTTCCTTCAGCGTGTCAGTGACTTCCTGATTTTCCGTAAGACTCCTCTCTATGGTGACCTGCTCTTTCCCTTCAGTCTGTGCCGTGACCATCAGGCCACCTTCTCCGTCTGACTCGATCCTGAGATCCAGACCGTTTTCCTTTTTTTGCACACCTATACCTTCAGGGAGGCTTGCGATCATCTTCATGCGCTCGGGTTCCAGTGTCAGGCTCGCCATCCTCATCGGGTCCCGCACGGAGGTGATTACCTCGGTTCCGCTCCGCTGAAGGGACTCCGAGTGGATGGCTGTCCGGCTCTCCCTGCTTGCTGCGCAAGAAGATAACAGCAGGACAATACTCAACATACCTGCACTGATGGCACTTACGTAGCGCCTGTTCGAGAATGATGATCTTTCCATTGACTTTTCTTATTTGATCACTTAATTCCAGAGTTGTCGAGGACAGGTCGTCATACAGCTGGTGATACACGCCTTCATCTTCCTTGACCGCACGGACCTTCGTCAGCCTGCGGTCACGCCACCATCCGATGGCCATGACGACTATCCCTGTAGGAGCAAACCAGTCCTGCAAGATTGTAAGTACGGTACTCCAGTCCATGACGAATCAATGAGAGGTGATTACACGGCTTCTTCTTCCTCGGATTCCGATGGTTGCCCACCTTCTTCCTTTGCCTCGGCTGCTTTAGCGGCAGCTGCTTCACGTCTTACTTGAGCCCAGCGTTTTTCTGCGGGTGCTGTCTGTTCTTTGCTCTGTGCTGTAACTCCATCCCACGAATAGATGGCTCCAATCGCCTCCTGTTTCTTCGGCAGCACGATATAGTAATGGCGGAAGTTTACCAAGCTCTCCTGAGCGGTCGGATTGGTCGCAGCTTCGCTATAGTACATCTTCGTAGAACCTTGCGCACGGAACATGCGGGGGACATAGAACACAAAGGATGCCTTCATGTCGGTTTCGGCCGGTGCCTGAGTATACGGTACCTTGACTCCCTCTTTGGTAAAATACGGGCAGTTGATGAACGTATAGATCTGGAAGCCGAACATATTAAGCAGCTTGCCGCTGGTATAGTTGTAGTACTTGTCCTTAAACGACTGGTCCTGTTCAAGCAGGTCGTTCACATGATCCGGGCAGAGCACCAGGCGACGTCCGTCTTCAGGTACCTCCGCATTGTCGAGCGCACGCTTAAGGGCAATAATGTCCTTGAGGGTCATTTTCTTTCTTCCGGCAGCATCCGCCTCTCCACTGGTAGGGATCACCGGAGTCTTGGCAGTATGGCTATATGGAGCCAGCGCATGCGCAGCTTTCTTATAACGGATACGGTCGATGGCGGTTCCATGACGCTGGATATCCAGTGAGAGCTTGTCGTAAGAGATCGCATAGAGCTGGTCATCCGTTACACGAGTAGCCTTTGTCTGGAACTTGTCCAGCCCGATAGGGATGTCACCTTCTACCAGATCCTGAACCGGTATCGGATAAGTCGTATTATTTACCAGTACATCAGGATCGCCACCCACATCTACCAGGTGGATAATCTCATTGTTGACTTTTGCCGAATAATCAGGGATACCGTCCAGGAAGGAAGCGGTCAGTCCCGCATCCATCTGTCGCACCAGTTCACCGGTCCATACTTCAGTATATACACCTTCCAGTGCGGCAGCTACCGGTGTAAAGTTTGTAAGGGCCATCGGAATAACGACTCCCGATATGGCGCCATAGGCCGGATTGATTCCAACGATGGAAGCCAGAATAATTCCCATCACAACGTTAAACATCGTTCCGGTCAGAAATTTCAAGACATTTTTCTTTTTCATTTTTTTTAATATTGTTATTGGTTAAACAAGCTGCGGACAGTCCACTCCAAACTGTTTCTTATACAGGCGCTTGTACTGTTCTGGGTCGCCAGAACGCATCAGTTTGAGTTCTGCTTCCGGTACATCCTCCCATTTCTCGTAGACGCCTGCGGAAGCGGCGGAAGACGTCTTTCCTCCCGCAAGGATGGCTGTGGGACGCACGGCCGCGTTCATCGCATCAAAGGTGAGTTTGAGAGATTCGGCTCCTACCGTCTTGCCCAGCGTGATGAAATGTTCTTTCTTGTCGGCACCGATCTTGCCTTCGGCAATGGCGGTATCCACCAGCGTAGTGACACCCGCGAGCTTCAACTTGTCCAGCTCTTTCTGCAGGTTATCCTTCTCGGAGATGAGCCGGGCATTAGCGTTCTGATATTCCAGAACCACATTGATCTTTTTCTGCACGTCTGTCAGCGTTGCGGCATCCGTGAGGCCCAGCATCAGGGCGACTGCTTTCAATTCTTCATTCATTTGAGGTAATGTTTTTGGATGATTATTGTTTTTCAACAGCGGAAGACTGTGCGCACCCTCCTGCCTGCTGAGTTTGAGTTCCTTTCCTTCATAGACCAGGCGAAGATTGTCGTCATTGCCGCCGATGTCCACCATGCTGTATTCCACCAGACGGGACTTGGTAACGGTCGGACAGGTCTGCCCGGGTTTGAGCAGCGCCGGATCTTCGGACATTTCCAGTATTTCAAAATGGGGTGATCCCATCCGCAGTGTGCCTTTTTCCCACTGCTGCTTGGCCAGCTTCGACTCTTCACGAACCTCATCGAAATAAGGCTCACCGGTAATCTCACCGTTCTCCCTGCGTATGTCCTTTATCATTCCGATGATGACACCTCTCTGGTGCATCCACAAAAGAATAGGATTGCGCTCGTATTGTGACAGGTCGACACCATCTGTCTTTACCCACGTACCATACTGGTTCAATGTCTCATTCGATATTCGGATTCTCTCGCCCATTGCATCTGTTTTTTGTCACAAACTTATACCGGAAAGAAAGCCCTTCAAAAAAACTATGCAACCTTTTCCTGCAACTGTGCAGCCCGTACGTCATTGTATGCAACCGCTACGTCATTTTTTTCTATCCGCCCCGGGGATGCGCATCTTTGTCTCAAATTTTAAATGACCGGTATGGCAAGAACGGAACATAAATCCAAAGAAACGGCGAAGGCGCTCTACCTGAAGGGCGTCCCTGTAGAACGTATCCTCGAACTTACCGCAGTAGCGCGGCAGACACTCTCCCGATGGATCAACCAGGAGGGATGGAAAGAGCTCAAGGCATGCTATGGCATGACACGCGAGGAGATCACGCAGAAGATCCTCTCCATTGTCAATGACGCCATTGAAAATCCGGACGAGTACCTGAAAAGAAAGAAGATAGCCGACGATCTGGTAAAGCTGGCCGCCGCTATCGAAAAAATGGACAAGAGCACCAATATCATACATTACGTGGAAGCCTTCATACGGTTTGAAGACTGGCTGATGGAACACAGAAAAGAATACCCGGAATTGCCCGATGAAGTAGTGATGATACTCCATAGGCTGCATGATGACTTTATCTCACCATTTTTTATAAAGAAGTAATATGACCGAACAAGAAAGAAAAGACGCTTATAAGCGCTGGCTACAGCAGAGCGAGAGACTCAAACGGCTGACATCGGACAAGCGTATCGAGACCCCGGAAGAGAAGAAACGCAACATTGCCCGTGCCCTGAAAGACTACAACTATTTCTGTCAGCGTTATCTGAAGCATTATTGCGAATGTCCTAACGCCAGGTTCCAGAATGACGCGGCCCGCTATCTTTATAACAATCCCAACTGCCGGGCTGTATTCAAATGGCCGAGAGGGCATGCCAAGAGCGTCCACCTGGACATCGGTGTACCGCTGTGGCTGAAATTCAACGGCATGCTGCATGTGATGGTGCTTGTGGGCAAGAGTGAAGACAATGCCGATGCCCTGCTGGGAGACTTGCAGATGGAACTGCAGTCCAATCAGTACATCATCGAGGATTTTGGTGAACAGTACAATGCCGGTTGCTGGCAGGAAGGCGAGTTTGTCACCAAAGACCGCTGCGCCTTCTTCTCACGAGGACGAGGACAGTCACCGCGCGGACTCCGGTTCCGCGAGATGCGTCCGGATTATATCGTTGTGGATGACCTTGATGATGACGAGATGTGCCGCAGCGAGGCCCGTGTACGGGAAATGACCAAATGGATCAAGGAAGCCCTCTTCGGATGCTTCGGAGGAAAAGGAGGACGCTTTGTCATGGTCGGCAACCTGATCGGCAAGAACAGCGTGCTGCAGAGGATCATCGACAGTCGCACGGTACATACCAGCTCGGTGAATGCCTTTGACAAGAACGGCAATCCCGCATGGCCCGAAAGATATACAACCGAATACCTCAAGGGACTCGAGGAATTCATGGGATACCGCTCCTTCCAGAAGGAGTACATGAACAATCCCATCACCGAAGGAGCCGTATTCCAGGAGAGGTGGATCAAGTACAGACGGATGCTCAAGCTGAAATACTATGAGAGCATCGTTGTCTATGTCGACCCTTCCTGGAAAAGCACCGGAAAGAACGACTACAAGGCGTGCAAGATGTGGGGACGACCCCAGAGAGGACTCAAGACGGCATCCCCGAGGGAGCTGCACTGCATACGTGCCTTCTGCCGGCAATGCAGTGTGGGAGAAATGGTGCGCTGGCTCTACGACCTGTACGAATCACTTCCGGAGGACTGTGCCGTATCCTTCTATATGGAGGCCAACTTCATGCAGGATACCATACTCGACGAGTTCCAGCGGGAAGGAGATCTGAGAGGATACCAGCTGCCCATCATGCCGGACACCCGCAAGAAGCCCGACAAGTTCGCACGTATCGAAGCCATATCACCCTTGTGGGAAAGGGGATTCGTGTGGTACAATATCAAGTACAAGGATGATGCCGACATGAAGACATCCATTGACCAGACACTCTCCTTCGAACAGGGAAGCCGGGCGCATGACGATTCTCCGGATGCGGATGAGGGTGCGATCTACAAGCTACAGAAACAGGTACGGCAGGATATACTGCCACCTCGTCTTGGGGTCAGGGAGCCACCCCAGAAAAGATGGTAATCATTTAAATATATCACTATGTATATCACGGAACAGGATTATATCAATATCGGAGAGAGTGCCCTGGATATCGTCCAGCAGAGCAAGCCGGAGAACCGGGAAGCGGCGGAGAAGTTCGCTATGGACTTTGCAGCCGGGTATCTGAGGGCAAGGTATGACGTGAACGCCGCTTTCGCAAGAGAAGGAGATGAGAGAAACATGGCACTCGTCGGATGCCTGACGGATATAGCGCTCTACAGGATGGTGCTCAGTCTGCCCTCACGGATGAGCTGGGAGAAGTATGAGAAGCAATACAGCCGGCAGGTGGAATGGCTCGAGGCCGTACAGTCCTCCGCTGTGATGCTTGACCTTCCGACCGTCACCGGACCGAACGGAGAGGAGGATTACCACAATCCCATCCGCACAGGCGAGGGAGTCAGAAACAATTATATCTGGTAAGTCATGGGAAATAAAAGAAAAGAAAACACCCGGTTCGGAAACATCGACCTGGCACGTCCGGCGGACCGCCGCAGAGTGAAGGACGTGACCGTCAAACTGCAGTTGCAGACGGAAAACCTCACACGCAATGACCTGAAAACATGGCGGTGGGCATGGCAGCAGGCCATCAACGTAGAGCAGCCAAGACGCACAAAACTCTATAATATCTACACGGATGTGGATGTGGACGGACACCTCACGGGGTGCGTCGAACAGCGGACGGGATTCGTGATGAACAAGGGATTCAAGATCACGGACAGGAACGGGAATGAGATGGATAACGTCAAGGAGCTTTTCGAGGCTCCCTGGTTCAAGGTATGGATGAGACTCAGCCTGGAGAGTATCTATCAGGGAAACTCGCTCATCGAACTCGGGCCGGTGATCACGGTGGATGATAAGCCGGTATTCAGCCATATCAAACTGGTGCCGCGCACACATGTCATTCCGGAGTTCGGCGTAATCATCCGCAGCGAGAACGATACCTGGCAGTCGGGATTCGATTACCGGACGGGAGCGGTGTCATGGAACGTAACGGAGGCCGGAGGCACACACGACCTGGGACTCTATCTCAAATGCGCGTTGCAGACCATTCCGAAGAAGAACATGGCCAGCTTCTGGGACATGTTCGGCGAGATCTTCGGCATACCGCTGCGCATCGGAACGACCACCAGCCGTGACCCGAAGGAATTCGACAAGCTGGAGAAGCTGCTGCGTAACATGGGAGCGGCATCCTACGGACTTTTCCCGGAAGGGACCACGATAGACATCAAGGAATCCACACGCGGTGACGCCTATAACGTATATGACAGACGGATCGAACGATGCAATTCGGAACTGAGCAAGGCGATACTGACACAGACCATGACTGTTGACAACGGAGCCTCGCTCTCACAGTCAAAGGTGCATGAGAACATGCTGGATAACCTGATCAACAAGGATGCCGATATGATACGTGACCTGGTAAACTGGCAGCTGATCCCGCGCATGATTTATCATGGATTCCCGGTAAAGGGATGCAGATTCGAATGGGATGACAGCGTGACCTATACTCCAGAACAGCAGGTGGCATACGAAAGAATGGTCATGGAGCATTTTGAAGTAGATCCCAAATATGTTATTGAGAAGTACCAGATGCCGGTCAAGGCACGTAAGGAAACGACCCAGCAGCTGGTAAAACCTTTTTTCGACTAGGCCCCGCTGATTATGCGGGGCTGCATGAGAGGACAAGGCTTGTATATGAGAACGCTTCCCTGTCCCTGGCTCAGGAAGAGGAGGAAGAAAATGATACGGTAGAAGTCGACACCTCTTCCGTCGAAGCGGCATTCGTTCTGCTGATGGCATGGCTGCACCGACAGGAGCAGTTTTCCCCAGAGATGCTGAAAGATGAGGAGGTGAGGAACTTTATCCGTGAGACCGCCACGCTGCTGGACGGAGCGGTGGATTATTCGATCCGGGAAGTCCCCCTGGATGAGGTGAGCATACAAAGACTCAAGGAGTCTAACTATGTATTCAGCGGGATCAAAACCTTTCATGAGCTCAATGAGGCGTTTCCTTCCCTGCTGGATGAAAAAGGGAATAAAAAGCCGTTTGATCGGTTTTTAAATGACGTCCAAAAGATCAACAATACGTACAACGGTTCCTATCTGAAGACGGAGTATAACTTCGCCGGGGCGGCGGCATTGATGGCGGCGCAATGGAAGGATTTCGAAAAGGATTTCCAGGAGGATGGGGACCGCTATAATCTGCAATACCGGACTGCGGGTGACGAGCGGGTACGCAAGAGTCATCAGCTGCTGGAGGGAATCACGCTTCCGATTACCAGCAAATTTTGGGACTGGTATTTTCCACCCAATGGTTTCGGATGCAGATGCGTGGTACAGCAGGTAAGAAAAAGCAAATACCCGCAAAGTGACGAGCAGCAGGCCATGAACCTGGGATCGCAGGCGACCGCCGGTAAATATCAGGAGATGATGCGTTTTAATCCGGGCAAGCAGATGACCACTTTTCCTGCATACAATCCGTATACGAGAAAGGGATGTACCGATTGTAACGGAAAAGGATCGGACAATGAGCTCTGCCGGGCATGCAGGATCGTGCGTAAACAAGTGAAAGGAGGAGAAAATGGCTGAAAAAGATACAAAGAAGGTGATCAGAGAACTGCAGCAACGGATCAACCGTTACATCCGTCTTACCCTGAAGGACATCAAGACGGAAGCTAAGGAGGAGTTCGACCGGAACTTCCAGCGGGAGGCTTTCTTTACCGAGAAGTGGAAAAGAAGACGGTACGCTCAGGATGAGACCCGGGGAATATTGCAGCAGTCCGGAACGCTCCGCAAAAGCATACGGGCCGAGATCATGGAAGGCAACAAGGGAGTAGCGTTTACTTCGTCCGTTCCTTATGCCAGGATACACAACGAAGGTGGAACCATTACCGTTACCCGAAGGATGAAAGGATATTTTTGGATCAAGTACAGGGAAGCTATAGGCAAAAGGGGATATACTCTGAAAGGAGAACTGCGCAGGACCAAGAAAAACCGGCAGCTGTCCTCGGATGCTGAATTCTACCGGGCAATGGCCTTAAAGAAGGTCGGCAGCAAAATTGTCATTCCCCGCCGGCAGTTCATAGGCACACACCCGGATCTGGAGAAACTGCTGCAGGAAATAGCAAGGGAAAATATCAAGGAAGTATTTAACGACTAATTATAACCATCATGAGAAGTTTTTTCTTTTTACAGATCCAGGAGCATCTGGAAAGACTGACAGACGATAAGGGAGAGGCGCTTGTCAAAACCTACGACCTGTGGAACGAGCAGGTGGATTTTATTGAGGAGGAAGAGCCTTTTGCCCGTCCCGCCGTATTCCTTGAGTTCATGCCTTACAAATGGCAGATGCTCTCTGCTGCCACACAGACGGCAACTGTTCCCATCAGGCTGCATATAGTCACCGACTGGAAAGGTTCCTCCAGGAAAGGAAGCAAATATCAGCAGCAGACACTGGAGCGTTTCAGCCTGCTGGAGAAGATCAGCAGACATCTGCATAACTTCCAGGGAAACGACGGTAGCGTATTCTTCGATATGTTCCGGCGTACCGCCAGCGATACGAATCATAACCACTCAGAACTGATAGAGGATATCGAGGAATACACTTTCCGCGTTACGCAGAAACTCTAGAAAAGACTCATCTGCATCTCCTTCTGCTTGGAAATGATACGGTCATCGGCACTGGCATTGATGATGTTGTAAAAGGTGCGCTCGCAGATCCTGAACTCCGGCCATATATAGCGCCGCAGGATCTCCCGGTTCGACAGGCCGTCACGGGAATGCTCGTCATAGATGCGCACGATAGACGATACACGGTGAACGTAGCTCCGTCCCGGAGTATTCATTCTGGATTTCTTCATACCTGAAAACAATTAAAAACAATCTTGAAAAACTTTTTACCTCAATGACAAAAGTAATGATTTCTAGATAAATATCCAATTATAAGGAGGGAATAATAAAAAAGCCCTCAACGCTCGTTTTAAATTACCACATAAAAAACAAATAGATAGCACACCTATCCACACGCTGAGGGCTAAAATCCTTAACGTGAATAAGTGTGCTATTGTTTTTTATGTGGTGCACAAAAGTAACAATAAAAATGATAATTTATGTGTAAGAGCGAAATTTTCTTTAGACTACTTTCCCTGACAGAGCAGGAAACGGAAGTATCCAGAGACAGAATTTTGGGAGATAACAAGGATATGGAGGCCACCGATGCCAGGTATGTTCTTGTTATCCTTTTGACCGAAAAAGGATTGTATCCCGACCAGATCGCAACGTTTCTTCACCGAACAGCCCGAGGCGTCCGGCACCTGATGCGACGAAACATTACCTCACCGATGATCGGTATTTATTTGTCACAGATCAGGAAGCGCATGGGAAGCGATGCGTAGAACAGCCGGTGGCAGACTAGTATGTTTGCAGTACGGTCAAGTAGTGACCGGAACCTAATAAAATTATAAAGGCTATGGCTGAAGAAAAGATTATTTGTTGCGGAGATCCTTACCGCGGCAACAATGATGCGCTCATGGGCGCATTGCTCGGCAGACAGGACAATGGTGCCGAAATGGCCGCCATGATGAATGGCGGTGCGAACAACTGGATGAACAATCCTTTCGCTTACATGATGATGATGGGCATGATGCGCATGATGTACGGCGAAGGCTGGAATCAGGGAGGAAACCTCCAGAATGCCGAAATCCAGGGACAACTCAATGCGATCCGCACACAGATGTCCGACAACCAGAACAGCAATCTGCTCATGGACGGTATTCATGGAAATACGGGTGCCATCCGCTCGTTGTCAGACAACCTGAACTGTGACTTCAACATGTTGAACCAGTCCATCTGTGCTGTACGTTCCGCTATCCAGGAGGTATCCGGACAAGTGGGATTCTCGGCTGAGCGCGTGATCAATGCAGTCAATATGGGTGATTGTAACGTCATTCAGGCATTGCAAAACTGCTGCTGCCAGACACAACAGGCAATCCTGAAGATGGGATACGAGCAACAGCTTGCGACCTGTCAGCAGACCGGTGAGCTCCGTAACGGACAACGGGATCTGGGCGTGGCTATCGCGCAGGGATTCTCCGCTACCGCCTTCCAGGCACAACAGGACAAGTGCGACATCATCCGCGCGGGTCAAGACAACACGCAACGTATCATCGATACGCTGAACAACCACTGGTCGGCTGAGGACAAGCTGAAGATCCAGGATCTTAAGTTCGAACTCTCCCAGGAAAGACAGAACCGCTACATCGCTTCCGTGATGAACGGAGGATGCGGATGCGCTTCGGGAAATATGTGCGGGGGAGTGTAACTATAAAAAACATGAACTGATATGGTTACATTATCACCCGTAGGATTGGCCGCCGCACCGGTGGCCAATCAGCTGGCAGTCCTGGCGACATTCAAAGAGAGGCTTTGCCGACCCTTCTGTATCGATTCCAGTCTGCAACCGCAGGTTACGGTGAATTACACCGCCGGTACACCGGTGCTTAATGGCACAACGGTGTTTGTACCCGTTACCGCCGTGGTAACCGTAGTTACTCCCGGATGCGGATGCAGGGCTGCCACGCAACTGTTTACCGAACATTTCGTTGTGGCGTTTCAGGGACAGACGGCTGTTCCGACTTCCGTTACCATCACGTCGGTGGGACGCAGACAGGGAGGATCGGACGTACAATGCGGAAGGGCACATACCTATACGCTCAACGACTCGCTGACCATCGTAATTGCGTAATTATTCCAGCCGGGAGGACCACAAGAGGGAAACCTCCCAGACTGTTTTTAAAACCTTTAAAACGAATTTAAATTATGCTGATCAAAGATTTAAAGAACGGATATCCCATATACGTGCTGAACCACGAAACGCTGAAAGCCGAGACCGGTAAGGTCGTAAGCATCGGAGATCCCTATTTTCCGGCACAGAAGCCCGGACAGACTCCTCAGAACCTGGGAAGGGTGGTAGATGTTACCCTCCTGCTGGGAGAAAAGACGCAGACCTTCACCATGCCGGAGACGCTTTCTGTATGTTATGCCGGAACGTTAGTGTTCTCGGCCGACAAGGAAGGTATCCTCGCGGAAGTGCGTGCCACACGTGCACAGAGTCAGGCAGTCATAGACTCCTACGATAAACACCAGAAGAACGTGCAGACCTGTGATGACATCCTGGAGGAGTGGGATACGGATTACAAGGAAAAGAAGGAGAACGAGAAGCGCATCGGCAATCTGGAAAGTAAGGTCGACAAGCTCTCTGAAGCCATCTCTGAATTTATCAACGAATTCAAAAAGTAAAGGCCATGTATATGATCATTATCGGATGTGACTACAAAAGGGAGTACATCGAAAAATATGGCGAGCACTTCAACGAGAAGCTGGCAGAGTTTGCGATCCGGCATCTGAAGAATGTGGATGGCACCAATCATCGCTGGAGTATGGAGGATATCATCGAGGCATTCAAGAGAGAGAAACTTTCGCTTCCGGACAAGGAAAGCCTGCATGACCTGCATTATCTGGCCAACATGCTATACAGCGACTGGTATCCGGAGGCAATGATCACGGAACCGGTTATCCTCAAGGCTGCAAGGAAGTATCTGGAAGATCCGGATGGATTCAAGGGAATGATCTTCCTTGTGTGGATCTATAAGATGAAGAAGAAGGGAGTGGAAATTCCCTGGAAGGAAATGATCGATTGACTTTTCTTACATATAAAAACAGGGATCAGTCTTTTATACTGAAGCCCTGTTTTTACTTCGAAGCTAATTTTAAACTTACTCTTTTCCTGCTAATTTATTTAAAAACAATGAAAACGCCAATCACTTATTACGGAGGCAAACAAGGAATGATAAAAGACATCCTTCAATTGATCCCACAACATAATACATATACAGAAACTTTTGCAGGAGGAGCTGCCGTACTATTCGCTAAAGATCCTGCACAAATCAATGTTGTCAACGATCTAAATGGAGAAATTGTCAATTTTTACAGAACGATAATAACCGACTATGATGCTTTGAAAGATGAAATATTAAAAACGTTACACAGCCGAGAGCAGTTGCAAGTCGCAAAATTTATTCATGAACATCCGGACTATTTCTCAAGGGTAAAGCGGGCTTGGGCGGTATGGGCACTAAGCAAACTATCGTTTTCGGGAAACCTCAGCGGGTCATTTTCCTTTGCCAAGAATGGAAACAATAAGAAAACAATAGCACTAAATAATGCAAAGCATGCATTTGGGGAGGATATCAAAGCACTGCTGGAACAGTGTACTATTGAGCAGGATGACGCGCTCAAAGTTATCAAACGATATGACACAAAGGATACATTTCACTTCCTAGATCCACCCTATATAGGTTTTAACATGGGACATTATTCCGGGATGTTTGACCGTGATAATATGCAAGCATTATTAGACTTGTTGTCACAAATTGAGGGCAAATTTATGCTAACGATGTATCCGGACGACATGATACGTAAATACGCAAATGATAACAGCTGGATTATACATAAAATCGAAAGAGTTGTTTCCGCTTCAAATTCTGTGACCACAAAAAGAAGGAAACAAGAGGAATGGATGGTTGTTAACTATCATATAGAAAATGACCATGAAAAGATGGACTGACGTTTTATATACGAATAACGGAGCTGTGGTTGATTTACCGGGCACCCGTTATTGTTTATACGTTAGACTTCAAATTATTTAAAAAACTCTTTTGCTTTATCAAAGGAATTAAATTTCGTAAAATCTATATATTCGTCAGAATTGCAAATAAAATCTCTATAACGAGCTTCTATTTTTTTATATTCTTTATTATAAACATTTACTTCATGCTGATGTTGAGAATAGTCAGTTGCTACTATTTCTTTATATATTTTGAATATATCTATGATAAATTCCTTTTTAAGCAACTCTTTTGCTTTTTCTATATTCCCTATAGCAAATTCTATTTTGGCAGGAGACAGACCATCTGCCCCCGTAAGAAATGACTCTCTGATTTTCTTGACATTGTTAGTCATTCCCCATAATTTAAAGAATAAGATAATCTGTAATATACCAAATACGATAATTACAATTAATACAAATGATGTAATTTCTTCCATAATTGTGTGTTTTATATTATACGACATGACAAATAGCGTACAAATATACAGATTTGTATATAAATTGCTAGTATTTTCTGATTTTTTAGGTGGTTTTACTTGCACATATCTGTTATTGTTTTACGCCAGTTCAACTATCACTCTTTCGAATGTTATATAATCCCGAATTTTTGAAATCGTGCCATCCTTCTTTGCTTTCATCAGAATTGGAACAACCTCTTTACACCGTATTTCGTAGCCAGTTACGTAAGAGTATCTTTTCGCTTCTGGGAATGTAACTTTCTCACGAGTGGATAACACCATTCCTGTATGTGCAGGAGTAGTGATACAAACTTTACTCCCAATAGGGAACTTTTGATTAGAAGATATGTATTCATCTTCCAAGTCTTTTAATTCTTGTTTCCAGCTATCAATCTCTGATTGAATTTCTGTCTTTCTTGTTTCAAAATATGATTTATCCATTTCTATCTTGTTTTACTCTATTTAATCATTTAAAAAAGGTGCGCTATATTCCTGTTTGTCTATTACTTCAAAATCTATATTTTCATTTTCATAAACAACTGTCTTAAGCCGATTTTTAAGTGCTTCAACACCTTTTACCAACGCTTTCTTATAGTCTGGACAATCAAGAGTAGAACCATATTCACTCAATAATATGGCTCTATCACAACTATCCATTCTATGCCCAAAAGGCAATTTTTCTCCATTTAGTTCTAATGTTTCGCATGATGCATACACTACATTATTGTGTCTACGAGTTACGCCATCTAAACACGCAACCCGATAGCTGTACAACTCTATTTTTACTTTTTGGCTCATATTTAAACAGTTTTGAGAGTTATTTAATCCTTTGCAATCTATCAATCTCGGCAGCAATGAGTGCACCAGCTTTTGCTAACTCTCTTATCCGATCATCAGGCGTAGGCTTCCACCATTCGGGAGAAAATGGGAACATGATAGGTACATCGGTAGAATAAACATAACCACCATAATCATCTCTACAAAATGTAGGGATAGCATAAGTTGCACCCGCTAAAGCTAGTTGTCCGGCTGTGTATAAATCATCTTCTTCCGGTGTCCACTCTTCAACTTCAATTTGTCTTTTACGTTCTTCTGCTATAATCTCTATTCCTGTTTTCATAATGTTCCTTTTTATTTTGTTATTAGTTAATTACTTTTGCCAACTTATTAAAAGCCTTCTCTTTATCAAACTTAATCCCATCTTTGAACTCTAATATCAACTGCCAAAGTTGTTTTCTGTAAACATCACCTGCTTTATAGTCAGTTTTATAATGGCATGTCTGCGGGGTAGTCATTTCCTTAAATGTATTCATCGCATTAAGATATGTAGCTCCCCATTCTGTGAGTTCTACACTAACGGTGTCATTCAAATCTATTTCTATTAACTTACAAATCTCTATTTTGTGAGTTTCTTCCTTTGCAACAAGAGCAGCTTGTAAGCTCTCTATCTGATCTTTTAGAATATCGATTTCACTCATATTTATGTATGTTATTAGTCAATATACTTGCGTTTATACCATTGTGGTAGAAGATGCTTTGTTTTTTCAAACGCTGATTTAGCAACTGCATCAGAAGCCTTGTCTATTATGCTAAATATGCTATCCGCTTTCTCAAGCTCTCTTTTAAAGCGATTATCAGGAACAACATATATTGTATCTGTTTCTGTCACCTTTTTTATTGGTAATATCGTCAAATAGATATTTTCAGTTTTGCAGCCAGCCAGTGAGACGACTGCGAGAATTATTAGTATTTTCTTCATATTTAAATTGTTACGAATTAAAATGCTTGATAAGTTCTTCGGCTGTTGCCTTGTGAGTTTTTGAGTAGTCGAATTTAATTAACTGGAAATACTCTTTTAGTTCAAGAAGAGAATGGATATCGCTGATTACCCATTTCTCACCATCAGTAAACCATTGATGAATATCTGAATCATTTCGCAGGGATGCTAAAGCAAGAAACAAATCCTCACTTTCTTCACAATTAATGAATCCGGCTAAATCATTCAATTCACCGAATGATATAATGTTCGTGGATACTCCACAAACACAAGGATATGTAATATTCTCTGGTATTCCATATACTTTTCTGTCGCCTATACTTTTTAATGCTATCAGTAGACGATTAGCGTGATTTCCGTCTTTAACAGCCATATAGCATGGTGTTGTAAATCCTTTATTTTTCTTCATTTCTTTATTGTTATTAGTCAATTATCAAAATTTCACGATATGCAATGTCTATCTCATTCGTCTTCTCATTCTCATTGAAACAATAGCAAAGAAACCATTTCAACGCACCTTCATTCTCATATTGTGCTTTCCACATTTTACCATTATAGAGAGCTGACGGTTGAGAACGAGTATAATCCATGAGTATTTCAAAATCAAGTCTACTCATCACTGCATGAGTATCATCAATTAGTATCAAGTAAGTTGGCGGCTGTTGCCAACACATCCCATAAGGATGCGTCATAGGTGGAATAATATTATCTTTATTCATTATTAAATTTATATTAATATTTCCACGGTTGACAAACACCGTTAATTTATCATTTGTCAAATGTTCACAAAGAGGGAAATAAGATAAGGTAGACGTACCAATTTCTTCGCAAAAATCTTTCAACGAACATTTATCACATTTAAAACTTTCCATATCTGATTGTATGGCTTCATGGAAAACTCCATTTATTAATATTCCATCCATTACTATCCTTCTTTTGAATATTATTAAAAGCCGGTCTTTCCCGGCTGTCAGCCTTAGCTATGTGATAACTTCAACGCTGGTGCAGGCAAACACAAGACACCCTCTTAATGCGAGCAATGGTGTCCCTTAACTCGCCCCGTTTCTTCATTCTTATCTTTGTTACTTTTTAATCTATAAATCTCAATTATATCCTGAACATCACTCGTAGGTCTTACTCGAATATTAATATTCTGGATTAATAGATCTATTTCGACATCAGCATCTTTTGCAACCTTTACTGTTGTTGAAATAGCTGTTATAGCGTCACCTGTGGCGGTGGCTGCCAATTTTATATGTATACTCATTATTGGCTAAAATTTTGATTGAGGGTTATTTTGCTTTCACAACAACATTGCGTAAAAAATTAGAGAACTCAGATCGCACGTCAAAGCAGGGACATGCCTTGATAAATTCCGCCGGTTCCACCTCACCTGAGCCATCCAGATCAGGTGAAGTATCCCGATGACCAAGTAACTCGATGATATCATACTCTTTACACAATTTCGCCACAAGTCCACGTAATGCCGCTTTTTGCTCGGGAGTACGAGTATCGGCTGGTCTTCCACTCGCATCTAAACCACCAATGTAGCAGATACCGATTGAGTGCTTATTGTAAGATACACCGGAAAATCCCTTTGTATTACAATGAGCCCCATCAATAGAAAGTGGACGTCCATTCTCTACATGACCATCAAGGTCGACCACGAAATTATAACCGATCTGGTTAAAGCCTCTTTGTTTGTGCATACGATCTATATCCTTTGCACGTAAATCCTGCCCGGCACGTGTTGCTGAGCAGTGAATGATAATTGAGTCAATTGTTTTCATTGTCTTTATTGTTTTAGGTAATATTCGCATCTAAATCCTTTACGTGGCGAGAAATCCTTAAATTCACAAGCCTTAAATATCTGATGTTTGTTAGCCCATTGCGCAAGATCCTTTTCATATAAAGTCGGTTTTCGATCATTATTAAAATCTCGGTAAGGTTGCACAAAAGGAGAAATCCCTAATTCTCTAAGCCTGCTCAACCTATACATGTCCTGCTCAACGGTTGAGTTGTAACCTACCAGAACGTAACAAGACAAATTACGAGGTTTGATATATTTAGTCACTTCTCTGAGCTTATCTGTAAGGTCAATTGAAGGCAAATCCCAGGCAATGTGTATCCTCCTTTTTAATCTCAACTTACCTAGATAGAAGGCTTGCTCTTCATTCATGATTCTAACATCAACGCCATGCAGATTAACCATCTGATTTTGTTTTAACAGGTACCTAATTGCATGCCTCCATTCAGGATTGGCGAAGAAATTATTGTCAAGTACTTCAATCCATTTTCCTTCAGGATTCAATTCAACCGGTTCTACTGCCTGGATATATCCCTCTTTCTCACGAACTAGACAAAATGGACATTTCCGGATACAGCCCCTTGAGAAGAACTGAAGAGAAAAGCTATATTGTGGATAAATGGAATAATCCATAAGTCGACTGTTTTCTATCTCTTTAGGAAGCCTACCGGTGATATCGTATCCTGTGCCACCCTTCTCAACTATGTCTGTCTGAAGCGTCAGATAGTTAAAATCAGGAGTGAAGGTGAATACTTTACTTGCCATCACCTTATCGTACCTGTTAAAAGGAGTTGCCCATTCCACCTGATCGCCTCTTGCCTTGTGATAGGCGGATATCCGCATGAGGGCAAAATTTGGAAAGTTATGACCATCTACGTCGATTAATCCAATGTTCATTATTCTAATGTTTTTAATCTCATTAATAGCATTATTTTATCCCATAATATTAGAAAAGCATTCCAATAATCTTGAAAGCTGAAATAGTACCAACTCATTTGTATATACCATATAAGCAAATACACAAAAAATAGTGTAGTCCACAATGGAATAAATAACCAACGAAGTATTAGTCTTATTTTATTCATAATTGTTCAATTTGAATTGCCATTGCCTTGGCAATAGTTTCCAGATATCGGGATAATTCTAATAACTGTTTCTGATTACACTCCTGATAACAGTCAATGATTACCATGTTAGGACGCTTACCCTCATGTCGTATCCCAACAGGGGACTGGTAAGCCTTTAATGGCCATTCATGTTCGCCTTCCTTTAGTGTCAGCACACATTTCCTTTTCCTTGTATCAGACAATGTCTTCACGGATGCGGATAATTTGTCAATGAATGGGCGAAACGTCTCTTTTCTCAGTACCACATCACAACATGCCATAGATACACGAGAGTAACTCTTTCCGATGAAAGATGCGATTTCACGCAAAAGATAGCCTTCCTTACGAGCCATGTGACAGAATAGCATTCTTGCATCAGCCACCTTCTGTTTCCTCACACGAGAGAGGATCAGAGCCTTTGGTACCCCAGTCACACGAGAAACATCCTGAAGGATAGCCCTCATCGACTTCTTATCTTTGTTCTCTTTCAAGTTCATAGATTGTCTTTAAATGGTTATTTAATTGTCTTTAAAAGCATCGGCTCCTGATGCGATGCCAGGTGATCTCTCGTTTGAAATTTTGCGGATGGAAAGGCTTGTCACGCGTATGCCAGCCAAAACGTACTCGTTTACTCTCTTCGTGTATGAAGGCATCTATCTCATACTCGATGTCCCGCATCTTAATCTGTAGCAGATCATCTTCCATGTCAACCTTGCTCACCATCTCTTTCGGATCGTTATGGTAGTCCTGCTCACATACAATGAGCAGGACTACGACTACCTTTGAACTGTTCATTCTTGCTTTTTCTTCTCGTCCGAGGATTCAGGATTGGCGTCTTTGTCAGCTGTATAAGGATATACATCCATGATAGCTGTTTCCACTACCGAGGGCACCTGATAGTCTGCCATTGTGCCTTTCATGCCGGCATCAAGGTTCTCCTTCGCCCGTCCCAGATCCGCAGCCTGTACCAGCACATAGGTGCTCGTATTCTTCTCTTTTCCGCTCTTATCATCTATCGTGATGTAGCACAACTTACATTTAAACCAACGATCATCACATTCGGCATCACTGGGGAAAATTTCGCTGTAGTTGGCACGCTTGATGTCCGATACTGTAAACTCTCCGGAGATAAAGGGAGTCATCTCCTCGATTATCCTTGCTTCCGCTTCCGTGAAGCTGAGAGCATCTACCAGATAAGGTTCTGTTACTTTTTTCTGCATTCCATTTTCCATTACTTTCTCGTAACGGATTCTACACTCAAACCATATGTGCATTCCCATAATTATTTATCTTTTTTAGGTTCGTCAATATATTTATTCGCAAAACGGTCAAGCACCTTGATACACTTGTCCGGAAGCCGCTTTGCCGTATCGTTGGTCCTGATATAGTCAATCGTACCACCGATACCATAGATATAAAGCAGCTCCTTGGTCGTCGGAATAAAAATATTCGTCATCGCTGCTATTACACCACAGACAACAAAGCGCTTCAACCATTTGAAGAATGAGTGTTTGCTGTCCTCTTCTGCTATAACATCACCTTCCGATACCAACAAAACAAACAGCATGACAACGACAATTATCAAAGCTACAATCCATATGACTGTCAACGCGGTGGACAGGTTACCAATTACGGTCATCCAATAAATTTCATTCATAATGTAAAAATTTAAATTATTAATACTTGAGGTTATTCTTTCTCTTCTCAGACTAAAGATTTTATTCTTCGTCAGGCATCCATTTTATAGTTATGTCCGCTTTTAAAATTTTGCGACCATTACAAACAGGGCAGATTCTTTGCTCTCGATCATTTCGCTCACCCAAGGCTGGTATCCAACCATTTCCGTGACAATATGAACAGGCAAATCCTTGAAAAGTCTTCATCTCATAAATATTCTCCTTCGTTAAATTAGGAGGAGAAACCATCAAGATCTGTACTTGCTTACTCATATCACATCTTGTTAAATGATGGTTCTATTCTTGTCCACTGATTATCCTCATCCTTCTCCTCGAAGTAGAAGCGAACGACAGTACCTTCCACAACATTACTTTCACGGAAGAGCTTCATGATAGAGGAGTATTCAGGATCATTGAAATCCTCTTCCAGCTTATACAAGCGTGAAATGGATTTATAATCAAGATTTCCAACCTCATTACGCTGTATCAGTGACATGGCCAGTTTATAGATGGGATTGCGGTCACCATCTCCCTTTTTCTCAATCCAGACATTCAGATAATCAACCAGGCGTTTCTCGGCTATATCGGCACGTTCATCAAATCCTTTCACCTTATTTCCTTTGACTAACACCCTAAATTTTTCGTTCTGAACTTGGAATCCTAGTTGTTCGTCACGTCTGAGATCTCCATATGACTTTAGCAACTCGTAATAGTTAATAGCCTCATTTTGCAGCCATTCCTTGAAATCCTGACCATCCTTGAGGTATTTACGAAGTCTCTTTTCTGTGGATGCCAGGAATTTGGCACGTACTTTCTCGTAATTCTTCCTCTTGTCCACATCCTTTTTTTTCTTTTCGGCCTGCAACTTGTTCAGTAAGGCCTCACGTTCTTTTTCTGTTAAATTCTTAATATCCATAAAACATAATTTTAATAGTTAACACTATGTTGATTTCTCTCGTTTCTGTCGTTGTCATTGTTGTTCTTGGAAGCGATCAGTACCCATAACAGGCAACTGGAAGCCCATATCTTTGTATTTATGCTATCCCCAGTGATGATTCCGAGAATACAGCAGACAATCTCCAGTCTGTAAATCCACTTCATTTTCCCTCCTTTTTCTTAATCGTTTGTAACTGCTTTAAAGTCTCTTTTAATTCCTCCAAATTTTGCCGGCTTACATCCTTTTTGATGCTTCCACGTCTTTTCAGAAAGGAGGAGATCTTTGCCTTGTTCATCTCAATCTCTTCAGGATCATCGCTACGATAATCTTTGTTGAGAATACCGATGTGCATAGATATACCGAATATCTGTCCCACGATTCTCGCCTGTTCCTCTTGGCGTTTCTCGTTCACCCCTTGCGGATCAAGTAAACTTTTGATCAACTGTGTAGCCTCATGCTTATATAGTTGTCTGGATGAGTCAGTGCGACCGTTACTGGCATCATAGATCATTGCGCGATAATCATCCTCACTCATCCCTGTCTGCCGCTTAAGGCGATGAAGCAAGGTTTTCTGAGGATTGGTGGCATAAAGTATCAGGGTGGAAGGTTTGTTATTGTTCATAATCAATGTCATTTAGTGGTTCGTCACTGTCTTTCAGCCATTGTCTCTCGTAGCCCTCCTTCCAGATTACGTAGAATCCTTTTGGACCGGGAGCACCACGACTGATATATTTAGCGCGGAAGCCATTTACTTCAATACGGGAGAAACAGTCTCTCTTTATCCGGTAAGCCATCGTTCCCTGCACTTCTCTTCCCTCCACGTGAGAGATATAGATGAAAATCTTCTTATTATACTTCTTTCTGAGTTCTATCAGCTGCTTGGCCGTTACATCCATCTCTCCTTCAAGACTCTGCAAGGAGTCGATTATGATCACATCCGGAGATCTTTGTTTACCCAGATATTCGTCAAATTCATCATAAGTGGGCATCTCATCCCAAAAGATCATTCCACTTTTGGATGAGTTCATAAATCCGAGAAGAGAATCTTTAAAGTCAGCCTCCGTTCCCATCTCAAGGGAGGCAAAGAGTACCTTGTAACCAATACGGTCAAATTCTCTTGCCAGCTGGAACGTGAATGAAGTCTTTCCCTGTCCGGATTTCCCGTAGACGATCCATGCCCCTGACTTCTGACGCTTGCCGAACGCATCCATGAAGTCTTTAGAGAAGGGAATGTACTCGTACTTCTTGTTCAGGATATTGTCAAAAGAAAGGGAACGAATCATACCTGCAGCCCTCCATTACTGAATTCTTCTCTGATGACAACATCGTCTATCATTCCAATGAGTTCGCGCAGGTCTGCGGCAAACAGTACTTCACGAGGGTCATCCTTACGTGGCTGTTTCTTTATCTTAGGGAGTCTTCCCCATATTGATTCCGCCGTCTCCTTATCTATGCCGTTAGCGAGGCAGATATTGATGACATCCTTCTTTGTCGCTCCAAATAAGTCTATATAGTTCCGTCCGAAACGACCGTCTATCTCGTCATATCCTTCAATGCGTCCCACATAGCGTTTGATATTGCGTTCCAATGTTTCTGTGCCGGCTACCAAGCATCCCATGCGGCCAAGCGTGTCGTCATATAAAGGAATAAGCGTGCACATAGCCGAATGAGTAAGTTTTCCGGCATCATCAATCAACAGGATAGGCTTACGACCTGATATGCCGTTCATGTGTCTGACGCACAAGTCGAGCAAGTCATCATTGTCCATATTTCCCTTCACAGTTTCTCCCATAGCTTGTGCCAAACGGGTGAGGAATTTACGGCTGCTCCATTTGCGACATTTGATATAGACTACACCTTTGTCGCTGTACAGGTTGTACAGGTCGATGAGTGACTGTGTTTTTCCACTTCCACTACGACTGCTGATACATATCCATTTGCTCTTTTTCTTTGCTGCGGTAAAGGCCGTCATGACCTGCTTGTATGAGGTTACGCTGTCAACTACGTTACGTGAGTTTTCGTAGAAATAAAGTCCTGATGCTATCTTGGCTGCCAGGTTGTCATCATTCGCTCCATATTTTCCGGAACGGAACTGCGACATGGCGGTGTCGGATACTCCACAGCGACGTGCCAGTTCTGCAGGTGAGGAACCACGGTTTATCAAATTCTCTATGTACAGTTTTAATGCTTTCTTGTCCATCTTTATATTGTTTTTAATGTTATTAATTATCTTGAAAAACTCATATCTGAAGTGCTCCACTCGTAATCGTCGTCCGCGACAGGAGGCAGTATCTTGACCGGTCCGGAGGATATCTCCTCGTATTCCACATCCTGAACATCTTCCCTTGCCTCATATTTTCTATCCTTGTGCCTTCCTTTACTGTCCAGGATCAACGCTCTGTCAAGCAGGTTGTTACTCTTAAGCAGAGGAATTCTCTCCCGCATGGAATAAATCACTTCGTCTACATGCTCCTGTTTCTCAATATACCTTTGCTCGAACTGTCGATTGAACTCATTCACTTTCTTACGGTGTTCGAAATGTTCCGGCTTCTGATCGACTAAGGCCATCGGAGTCTTGATATCACGGTGCATCAGGAAGCGCAGGTCGCCGATTTCTTTCTTTACGTAGTGACCCTTGGTTGCCTCCGCATTACAGATGAGTACCTGGGAGAGATTGTCTGGATCGTAATGAACCACCCAGTCTTCATTATAGTGATTACGCAGTTCCATGTTAAAGCTCTCAAAGTTGATCCGTTCACCCGCCAGTTCAATCAGAAGTCCCTTTCCGGTCAGACGGTTGGTACGTCCTGTGGTATCACCCATCAGCATCAGGTATTCCTCGTCGCTGAATGGCAGGCGGCGTTCACCAGGAGTACCTTCCCAGGCGGCAAGGTAAGCGTCCAGCTTCTTCGCTCTTTCCCGTCTCATGATTCCATGTATCTGGGCCAGCACGCCATCTTCATCAGGAATGAGATGACGGTTACGGTTGAGTATCTCCACATTGGGCTGTGACTCCCGTCTGCTGTTGATATTCACACCACTCCAGTTCTTCTCAAGCTGGTAATAGGTCTTGTTCAGATAGTTGAAGTAAGGCTCAATGATCTTGGATTTCGCATTACCGATGGCAGCCGGAGTATAATACTTGGTCAGTGCCTCATAAAACGGAACCATTACTCCCTTCTGATAATTATCGCTCTGCAACTGTATCGGTTTATAGCGGTTTCCGAATAGCTCCCTGGAATGCTTGATCGCATTGCGCAAGGCTTCACGGATGAGCGCCGGACTCTCATGGTCACCGATAGCATAACCGATAGGATACTTTTTACAAGCATCTAGCACCACTACTATTGTCTTACGGTTGTGGTAAGTAGTCGTCATATAGTTCTTCTTCTCTCCATTCACCGTCTTAGGCTTCACCTGTTTCTTCTGATAAACCAGTTCCACATCCCATCCGTCAAGGGTCCAGTACGTCATGGCGGTTTTCGGTGCCTCGCGCTTATGCTGCATCTCCAGTCGGTTTCTTAAGGCGGCAGCTCCGCGCTGATGCCCCAGAGTGGTAGCTTCCATCATCTTGCGGTATCTGTCCACAGTAACGGGACTCTTGATCTCCGGTTTACCCAGAAGAACTGCCACCTTGTTATATTGTTTCATGATCTGCATATTGTCCAGATTCATGTGCTGGGAAAGCAGCTTGTGCATGATCGCTTCATCCTCCTCGTCCTTTATCAGGGCAGCGGAAATGTTACCCTTGTTCTTATGTACCAAAGCGATAAATCCCTCAATCTCATACTGATCCACCTTACGCTTGAGCGTCTTGCCTGTAGTAGGCAGCTTATGCGGATAACGAATGCCACCCTTACTGTCACGCACCTCCGTCAGATCATTGACCATCTCACTGAGCCTGTCCCACACACTAAAACGTTCTCCACTTCTACCGAAAGATCCTTCCGCATTTCCGTTACGAAGACGGATGACAGCATCCAGTACACGTGCCTGGAGTGTATAGAAGGCAGCCTTTTCGGGACTTAGACGTTTGCCAAAGGCATCCTTGTATTCGGATGTAAAGAAGGTGAAGGCAGCCTCGTTATAGCCCATAGTCCTTTCAAGTAAGCTCATTTTCGGTCGTTCTACATCCTCGTGAGGATCACCGTAGTATTTGATATACAGTCGCTGGATATAATCCTCCAGAGAATCGAACTCTACCAGAGCTTGTCGACCCAGACAGGCATGCAGGACAACATTGATCTGTTTCCTGCGCACCTTTGTATTATATGTCCCAAGCGGAAGGAATCCCTTTTCAGAACCGACTTTTCGTTTGGGATCATATATGATCAGCTCGTTGGCATAGATGCATACTCTGTTATCGTAAATTACAGCCATATAAACTATTGTATTTAACTCTTGTGCAGTTCCCGGCATCGAACCGGGAATGAAGGCCACCCTACCGTCCCTTTTTACCACCTATCGAAAAGATATATAGTTATGAAAATGGTTAAGTACGTAATCCTGAAAACTGGGAAACGGGAAGGTTCCTTGACTGCTCCGTTTATTTATCCTCTGGGCATTTGGCGTGCAGCGTCTCGGATAGCTTTGAATAATTCTTCAAAGTCTTTTTCAAACGCTTTCTTCATTCTCCGAGAAAGATAGAGATCGTTAACTTTTCGGATAATTTCGGCTAAATGTGGCTCGTCTTCTATCAGATCATAGATCAGAGCACCCATCATATTATCGGAGATGCGCATAAATTGATGGACACCAATTTTATCACCCTTGTCTTCTCCAACAAGCATAAGAACTTCTAATCCATTTTCTGTACAAGTCTTTTTTACTTCTTTGATCATTTGATCAATAACCTGTTCTTTTTCCATTTTAAATCTAATTTTTAAGGGTTAATAAATCATTTATGGTTATTCAAATACTCTAGTATTTCATTACAGCTGTTGTTCTGATAAACTCATCCAGGTTACTGTTGATTTTCATTTCCTCAGTTATCATCTGGACTATTTGTTTGGAGTGACCACGAGCATAAGAGATACTGGTAAGTTCACCACTGTCATTCTCGTAACCGGCAACTGCGATGACCTGAATGCCGTTCTGCTTGCAGAACTCCTGCAGCTGCTTGAACATCAGTCCTAATTGTTGTCTCTTTGTCATTTTAATCTATTTATGAGGGTTAATAAATCGTTTTAAATCTGCCCCTATTTATCACAAACCAGGGCAGTTGTGCTGCTTTCGCAGCTTGGCAAATACTTTACATTTATGGAAAAATTCAGAAATATCCTTATCCTCACGGACTGGGATATTTTTGTTACATTTGTAGCCATCAAACTAAAATTATATATTATGAGTTTTAAAGTAAAATTTATTGTATCTTTCAAACTTTGTAATAGCGAGAAAGAACTTCTACCGGCATTGTCCGAGTCTTTTGAGGACACGTTAAAACGTTTCCTATTACCGTACCATGTTCATTTCGAACATCCCCACCGACGCACCAAGTCAGCGTCTCTTTTTGCCGTTTACACGATAGAACTGGAAGCCCATAAACCGGAGATTGTCTACTATTTGGGTAAACTGATTGAAGGCGAGGCTGGAGTTCTCCAGTTATTTGATGCCGGGATTGAATCTTTTTCATTTCAAGTCGTTTCATAATTGATCATTTTTTTATTGTGATAAATTGTTTTAAATTCCGTCCCTATCCTCACAGACTGGGACGGTTTTGCTGCCTCTACAGCATGGGGTAAATAAACCATGATAAATTAAAAGTTTTATTACGAAATGGTTATTTCTCAATTTCTTTGACTAGCCGTTTAGCACCGGCTATTGCCCATATCTTGTCCACCATTTCCGCAACCTTCTCTTCGCTTGTCGGGCCAATCTTTATCACGACAGGACCTTCTTTATCCTGATCCTTCGGAATAATAATCGGGCAAAGCATACCGTATTCACGCCAAATTGAGATCACGATTCGGAAATATTCTAGGTTGATTCCCATTGTATAGGTGATCATTGCATTTCCTCCTTATTAGATTTTAGTTTCACGATAAGGATTCTCTGCTTCTTCAAACAGTTTTCCACCATTGTTCAAAGCCCATGCACGAATTAGCATTGCCAATGCGCTGTCTGTTTGAAACTTCAGTGCTGCATACACAGTTACTGTAGACACTCCTTTTATGTCTGCAATCTCTTTAACCTTGTCTTTGCCTAACTTGATATACCTTTCTTTTTTAGCCAT